CAATCATTTTCTTACTATACTTATTGATAGCGTTGAAACGTTTTACTTCTTCTAATAATTTTTTCTCTAACATAGTATTAATCTTGTAATAATTGTCTACCGTCGTTTGTTACGTATTTTTTATTTATTCTTTCAACAATTCCGTCTTTTTCTCTGATTGTGTAACATTCACCTGTTACTAAATCACATTCTTCTCTTTCCATACCATCATTAGATACGTTTTTAACCTTTTTAGGACTTAAAAACTGATCCATGGTATCATTTAATCTATTATTTTCCATAATATTTGTTTTATTAATATAAATATCCCAAGTTTTATTAATATTACACTTTCTCCAATTTAAAATAAACAATATCACCATCTTGTAAATCTAAATCTTTCATTAGTTTGGGGGATAAAGCAATACCATATTCTTTTTCGTCTCTAATATTATCAATTGGTCCTCCAAACATAATAGGGGTTTGTATAGTATTATCTATACTATAAACGTGTGGTAAGGTCATATTTTTATTTCCTTTTGGATTTAAGAAAAGTGTTTTATAATCTGTTAATGTTTCATTAATATCCATTTTATCTGAAATAAATCTAGTAGAATAGAAATAATATTTATCACTAAATTGTCTAATATTACCCCAAGTAAATACTGGTTTTGGTATAAATTTAGATTTAGGTATTAAAGACATTACATTATCGTCTTGTATCGCATAATTTGATTCACCCATTCTAACCGCTTGTGCTCTTAACCATTTACTATCTTTGTTTGGATATTCAACTTGAGCGATATATCTAAATCCATCGTATCCATTGTATGGTATTCCATTTATAGTTACACCCACGTCACCTATTGTAACATTTTCACCCGGTACTTTCTTTTCATCTGAACCCATGTCATATGTATATTGACCACCGTCTGCCGTTTCCATTACTTTACTTGTGGTTGTTACTTTATCTGAACCATTAACTCTATTAATTGCTTTTTGTTGTACTTTGTCAAATAAAGTTCTATAACTTGACATAAATGAATCTGTTAAATCAGGTAATGCGGTATATGGCATTCTTGATCCTTTAAAACGAGTTGTTATGTTATTATTTCTTATTTCATGACTAACTTCGGTAATCCAATATGTTCCTTTGAACATTGGGATATTTTTTAAATAAAAGAACATTGTAGGTTGTATCATAACATTACCCATACAAGTAATATCACATGTATATGCTGCCTGTCTGTAATATTCAAATAACCCAATATCAACATTATATGTTCCAGAACCAGATTCGGATCTAGCCAAATTTTCTAACACATAAAAAGATTCTGTGGTGTTTTTAATTGATGCTTGGTCTAATGTAATACCTTTAAAAATTCCTTGGTTTTGATCCCCAAAACTTACTTCGAAAGCTACGACTTTATTTGACTTTGCTAAATCTCCCGTACTGAAAACTTTTGGTAAAGTTACCATGACAGGATTATTATTTGTATTACCAATGTTGTAACTATCGTCAGTAAAATTATATTTCTTATTACTTTCCATATCCGGCCTAACCGAATTTTTACCCACATATTGGATTATAATTTTAGGTGACGATTCTTGATAATCAACCTCTAAAAAAGTTCCAAATAGATTTTGAGCGATTTTTTTAGATGGTGTTAATTTTGGTTTTGTGGAAAAATTTGTTCCGTAGAAATTAACGTATGCCGGTAAAGCTCTCATATCAAAACCAGTATCTTGTATCAACATAGATATCATAGTATAAAGGTTTTGTTTACTATTTTTTTCATCCGCAATACTAACCAATCTAGAAATATCAATATAATAATCATTACCTATATCTTTATTTGCTTTATCTATAAATAAAAATTCTTCTATAAGTGATCTTTGTCCTATGGAATTACCTGCAATCCATTTATCGTTCATGGATTTGAAAAAATTATAAAGTTCTACTTTTAATGGTTTGTTATTATATCCATCAAAAAAATCAATTTTACTTTTTGGTTCTTCAACATTAAATGAATTAAATAAAGGTAATAATGTATTTAAGAAAGTTGTCCTTCTATTATTTAAACCTTCTTTAGTTTCGGCATTAAAAACAATATTAGTGAAAAGATATGTTTTAAACATGTCTTTATTGGGAAATCCTCCGTTGTTGATATATCCCGCATAAATGTAAATTAATGGTCTAAACATTAATACATTTGCTTCACTAAATTCTACATCATTATCTATAAAAAATGATTTATAAGAACCTGTTTCGGGTTCCATACCTAAATATAAATCAATATAATCTTGGTTGAAGGTTGATCCATCATACGGTTTGTATCTAAACCTATTTGTTTTATTTATATCTATAAACCCATTTAAAACATGTGGATCTAATTCTTTAGGATTACCTATTGTAATTTTTATAAGGTCTCTATTATTTAATAAATGTGAAGTTATTTTTTTTAATTTTGATACTTGTTTTACTTTTAAATTTTGTATTTGTACATCAATATTATCCTCATCATCTTCTTTTGTTATATTAACAATGTCCGCTAATATTTCTTGAAATTTACTATACTTTATTAATTCAAATGGTTTTTCTGAAACGTTTAATTTAACATTTTCAGATGCAAAATTTAAAAAATATGTTTCAAAATCTTCTAATATTTGTGGGTTAAAGGTGGCAATTAAATCCATAACCTTTTTACTAACTTCACTTAAACTATATGAGTTTTCTATATTTATATTATACTCGGTTGGTAAAAAGAAAGTTTTTCCACTATATTCATTGTTAATATATTCATCTTCCCAAATTATTCTATAGTTATTTTGATCTTCTATTAAAAAACCATTATTAGTAAAAGGTGTATCGGTATTAATAATGGATTGTAATTTACCGTAATTTAAATTACCTCCCGCAGATGGTAATAAAGTATATTGATCAGTTCCATTATAGATATATTGTGTCCAATAATTTAATTCATCAGATCCTCTAGTGTCGTATTTTTTTAAATTTAATCTATTCCCTGTAGTTGAAGTAATTGCGGCAGTATAACCTGATGTACTATCGTCAAAAAAACTACTACCATTAACTACATTGTAAAAAACATTATCATAGTGTGGATGTAAACCTACATTTGTTTCTCCACTATATTGAACAGGTAGGAGTGTCATTCCTGTACTAACATTAAAAACTAAATTATCACTATTATCAAAAAATTTTGCTCCATTTATTGGTGTTGTTTGGTTTCCAGAAAGAAAACCTTCTTTTAATACATTACTTAAATCATCTTCTTGATTACTTAAAATATCCTTTTTATCCAATATGTATTTTTTATATCTATGATAAATAGATCCCCATTTTAACATTAAAAAATACGGAATATACTGAGATGAACTTACTTCATTAAATAACGTTGCAACAAATATATCTCCCCCTTCATAACTTACATTTTCATCTAAATCTACAAATGGTAATGAATTTAAGAATAAATAAGCTGATGCGGTATATCTACCGTTTGAACCGTTTACTGCATTATCATTAAAATCGGCATATAATTGTTTATGAAAGTATGGTGTATTTAATATGTTTGTTTTATTATTATCAACAATTAGTGGGCGAGAAAATAAATTATCCGTGTATCCCGATTTAACCCAAAATTTAGGGTCTTTTTTACCTGATATTAATCCTTGTGTTGTATCTATTTCTAAAAATCCTTGGTAGAAAAAATTCTCAATTCCAAAATTATCAACAGGTTTACCTTTTAAATTTAAATAACTTAAATATGTATCAGAACTAAATGGGTAAATTTTAGTTCGATAATCTTGAACTCTATAATTTAAAATGTTATTTTTTAATTTTTGAAATGTTCCTGTGTCATTAAAAGCATAACTTTTTTTATACTGTTCTATGGTATATGATTGTGAATAAAATGACTTTAAATAATCTGTTGTTGGTAAACTATCTAAATAATAATTATAACCCTCATATGGTGCTAATTTTTGTAATTGAGTTAAAATATCCTCTACACTTTTTACATTTTCTTTTAATAATTTCCTTAAATTATTTTCCCCGTTAACCGATTCTAAAATATTTTGATACTCTACTTCAGCTAATTCTTTAATAGTGTCGGTTGAAAATGAATCAACTAAATTATATGTTAGTGCTCTTTCATAAATTTCATAAACAAACGAAGAAGGTGTTTTATTAACATATGGTAAAATATTAGATATAGAATTAGACGTACTAATTTTTTTAATTTTTTTAATATCTTGGTCGGTCTCCGATTGATCAGAGGTTTTATTAATTCCTCCTTCTTTATTAGATAATGAATCTGTTTTGTTTGTTGCAACTCCAATGTATGTTTCAATAAATTCAACTTCAGGCCACCTAACGGGGTTGTCAGAACCTAATCTTACATGAAAATCGGGATCTCCAGGGTATATAATAACATTTTCCTTACCGTTGATTGACGCTTTTAATTCGGGCCACGGATAAATTGATTCACCTTTTGATTCTTTTGAGAAATTACCAACGACTTTTTTTCTGGTGTTTCCTTGTTCAAACGATCTTTGGTGTACGTCTTTCATTAAACGTATTAATACTTCCGCATTTGCTAATATTATTGCAAAGATATTTCTAATTGTAGGGTCAAATCCGAAACCGTTTTGTTTATTTTTAACGATTTCGTTCATTTTCTTTTCTACCGACTTTTCTAATTTACTTCTTTGTTCTTTAAAATTCTTTTTAATTTCTTTAATATCATTGACTAAATCTTCTATTGCAACCGCATTAAACAGTTGGTCGTCGGTTGTGGTGTATCCACTAACTAACCCAACTTTATTAACTCCAAGTGAATTCTTTGTAAATACTGAGTTTGTATCGTTAATTAAAGAGGGTTGGTTTTTAGATAGAAAATCAGTAAACATTTGATTTGCTTCAATTTTATCTTTATAAACTTTTAAAAGATGTTCTAACGTTCCGTTTTCATTTTCACCTAAAATTTGTTTTGTTTTAGTTTTATCTTCGTTATTAATGTAATAATATTGTTTTATCGTTCCGTCAGGTAAAGGTTCGTTTAATTTATTAACGGGTGTATTAATTAAATTTTCTACGGCCCACGCTCTAATTGCTTTTTCAAAATCATCTATTGTTTCTCCAAATTCTTTAATTGCTGCAAATAATCTCATGTCAACTACTTGATCAAAAATTTGTTTTTCTAATAATTTATCTAAATTAGTTGCAATGGTAAGAACTTCCCTTACCGTTTTAACTGGAAAATCCTTTGGGATTAAACCTTTTAATTTATACTCACTATAGACCGTTTTTAATATTTCATACCCCTTAGAAGATTTTTTTATTTCTTCTAATTGTAATCCAGTATTTGTGTTTTCTTTTGTTTTTTGAGAGGATTCAGTTGGGTATAAATATGCTGCATTTAATACTCCTTGTAATGGTATATCGGATAACCACGCATATGTTGATCCAACAAATGATGTACTTACTTCAAAATTACCATTACCTTCATTAAATTTACTACTGAATTTAACTAAGTGTAATCTATATTTTATTGCCTTACCATAATAACCTTTTACTGTTAAATAAAATATCGGCCAAGGTATATGAAAAAATGCTTTATACGGGGAATTTTCAGGTGATTCAAATAATGTTTTACCTCTTACATCTATAAAATTAACCGTAACTTGTGGAATTGCATTGAACCCTAATATTTTTATTGAGATACTTTCAATACCAAAAGATTGTCCTGATTTATCAGATTGAAAAAATTCACCTGTTGGTTCTCCTTTATTGTCTTTCTTTTGTTGTGTATTTAAAAAAGAGTCAGTCCAAGTCGTATCATAATCTTGTCCATCTTGATTTTTAAGAAAATTTAAAGTTCCACTAGCAATACTTGTTAATGTATTAGTTTGATTATCAGACACTAATATAGATCTTGGTACAATATCAGCTTCCAAATTTACAAACATTACTAATTTTTCTACCTGTACGTTCCTTGGTGATATGTTTCCTTCTCCGTCTATACTAGAATTTGGATCAATATATATTAAATTATTTTGATCGACCTTTACATGTATATTTTCAGTATTTGTTACGTTATTTTTCACCATAATATAGATTATATAATTCTACACCTCTTTTATAATCTTGTAAAGAGCTAATTAAAGGATAAGGTACTCTAATAAAGAAATTATCCGGTATATCGAATTCTAAACTACCCGCCTGTGGATTTGCTAACATTATTAACCATCCGAATGTTGGACTACCATAATATTCCTGTGACATTTTATCTAATCTATCCTTACCTTTTTTAAATAAAATATATTTGTCAGTCCCTTTAATTGGCATTTCAATTCCTGGTACAATTCTAAATGAACCGTTATCTATGAAAAATTGGTACCTGTCAAAATAATCCCTACTCATTTTCTATAATAGTTTAATTTTTCTGTCACGTTATTAGGTAAACCAAATAATTTTTTAACTTCATTTTTATCAATAGTGTCATTTGGTATTTCCAAAGATGGAATTAATTCTATTTTAATTTGATTACTATTTTTACGAACTGGGTCTTTACTAAAATTAATTTTTATTTCACTCGGTTTATAAAAAACATTCGTTAATTTTTCGGTAATTTTATCTATATATTCATTAGGTAAAAACATTGCAACACTATTAACCATATTAGTTTTATCATCATAAAATAAAACTTTAATTATGTCTTGTGCTATTTCATATGTATATTCAATTTTTTTAAAATTAATACTCGTATCTAATTTAGAATACATTTTATCTGTATTTTTTTTAATATAACTTATACATTTATCGTAATTAGAATAAAATTTAGGTTTTAAATTAGCGTCATAAACATATGAATTTTGTGTAACAATTTCTTTTTCAATTTTAACATCATAACCATATTTTGTAATAAAGTTTAATTGATCAATTGATTTTATTAATTCGTCTCTATTATTTTCAAATTCCGTAATATTTTTAAATGTGGATAATTCATTCATTTTATTTGATAAATTTTGAACCACATATGTGTGTAAATTAAGAGCAACGTCATCTTTAAATGCGTCTGGAACTGTATCAAAAAGGTTTAACATTTTTAAAATGTAATGTCTATCGTTTTTATTAAGTCCAACTATTAAATAATCACTTAATGAATCCGCCGCATGTATGGATAAAGAAGGTAAACTTGAATCATTAGGGTAAAATCCAAATAAATTAATAGTTTCTGTTTCGGTTCCTCCAGTATAAATGTCATATTCATTAATTGTACGATAGTCCTTATTAAAAACTAAATTCGTAAAATATTTACCATATTTTGTTAAAATACTATTATAGAATTTTTCATATGAATTAAAATATTGAGTTGTATTTTTATACAAATTGTCAATAACAGTCGTATAATCTAACTCTTTTCCATCAACTAATGTTCCAATATATTGACCTTCAGATAAACCTTTCTTACTATCACTATCTTTTAATAATGTAGGTGGAAATAATTTATCATTTAAACCTTGAATAAACTCTTTAGTAAAATCACTTGTACTTTGTTCTCCCATTTTAGTATTGGTTGATTCAGATCTTTCATCATACATTTCAGTATTTGCAAAGAAATTAGATGATAATGCGTTTTGTAATCTCTCAATTGGTTTTTCTAAACCATGTCCTCCTAAGAAATTTAATTGAATCGTGATAGTGGCAATCATTGGTTGGATTCCAATTCCCTCAGGATTTAAATCCCAAGTATTTTCTTCAAATGTTATATTAAGATCACGAATGACCACTTTAGAATTATAAAAATCTCCTACCCTTAGAACACAGACAGGTGGTGGTCCAAATGTTGTATTTCTAGCATTTATATCTGAATTATCTGATAAACCTTTAATTGGTATTGTATTACCCGGTCTTAAACATTGTTGTAAGAAAGTTAAACGTGAGTTTAACCCTTCTGGTGTCATTGAGTGAAAACCTGGATGAAAATATCTTAATTTTTCTTTTAATGAACTATAAATCATCGGTGATGTTTCCTCTAATTTTTTAAAGTAATATTCTTCAGATAATGTTTTCATTATGATTCTCTTCATTAAATCAATTGGTGGTTTTGTCTTCTTACTTGCAATATTACCTGTAGGTGACATTTTTATTTTAGAGACATTTGAAGATTGATCCGTTTTTACTTCAGTATCATAATCAATTGAAACTGTGGATTGTCTACACCCATAAGATAAAGGTGAATATAAATTTAAATTAGAATTAACATATTTAATTTTACCACAATTAACATTATCTACATTTTTTAATTTTCCATAATTAATTGATCTAAAAATTATTGATTTATCTACTCCATCAAAACCTAAATCTTCGTTTAATTTATATTCAACTTCAATTGGAAAAACTTCATATCCTGGTGCAAATTCTTTTGATGTTACTTTTTTAAAATCCCATTTATCTTTTGCACTTGAACTTAACGATTTTGTGATAAATTTTACAATTGAGTGAGATCTTCTCATGGATAAATTATAATTTTGATTGACCGGATCACCAGTTCCTGAGGTTGTTGACCCTAATAAAACTACAATATCACTTGTAATACTTTTATTTTTTATGTCAGTTTTTAACTGATCAATTGTATTTTTAAAATTAGTATAATCTTCGTTTGCCTTACTAAATACGTTTCTTAAATCTTCAATAATATTTGTAATTGTATTTCCAGATTCTAAATCTGTTACAGTATCTTTTCCAAAAACACTTTTTATGTCCTCAGTAATTTCAAATGTTACAATCGTATTTAATCCATTTGTTAAACCCTGTATCGCAATATTTTGAACGTTTTCACTAATAATAAAATTTGATATGTCTTCATAATTTTCATTAGACTTAAAATCACTTTCACCATAAGGTAAATTATTACTAAAAATTAATTTTACTTTTAAGGATATATTTTTATTATTTGCATCAGTTGTTGTATTTCCATCAGGATTATTCTCTACCGTACCAGAAATACCATCCTTTAATCTATTAATATCATTTGGATTTTTATTGGTACTTAAATAATTTTGTATTGCAGTAATATCGTCTTCATTTAAATTCGCGTAAGTTCTAATTAAACTATAGAAATCGATATCTTTGGCACCAGCAAAAAATGAGTTAATATAATCATCAGCCTGTTCGTCGTTTAAATTTTTGAAATGTTCTCTAACAAGTAAATTCATAATACTTGGGTGATCGACAACAATTTTAAAATTTAATGTTCCACTTCTAGCGGTATTCGTATATGTATAAATTGGTTCAGGTCTACCTAAAAATGAATTTTCTTCCCATTTAGCACTATTTTGTTCTGAAACTTTCATATCATATGGTGGAAACCACATAACTCTACCTCCATTAGGTCCTCTTTCTGAATAAGGTAAATCGTTAATCGTATAACCCGGTAATGTTGATGCTCCCCATGCTAAATTTTCAATTGATAACATATATTTTTTAGCGTAAAAACCATTACCTTTTGGATTTGCAACAATATTTGATGATCCAGGAAATTCTTTGTTTGTTGTACCATCAGACATAGGTGCAATATTTAAATTCCACGTATTTGTCATAACACTACCGTTGAACTTTCTTATTCCCGTTCTTCTGAATGGTTTTTCACCACCTTTATAATATGGTTTATCTTCCGTTTCTTTATAAAGTGGCATTGTATTACCATATGTAAGATACGGTCTATCTTTAGTCCATACTCTTGCATATTCTACTCCAATATCTCTACCCGAATTATCTATATATTTTACACCTGAACCTCTTGATATCAATGTATCTCCATCTTTAAAATATCTACTTGTTTGATCTATTATATGACCAATATGTGAAAATGATTCTCCTCCATTTTGTGGTTTTGAATCTAATATTTGTTGTGTAACATCTAAAATAGAATCGGGTCTAAACTTATATTTTACTGATAAATCGTCATTAACATTTTGAAAATTTATATTTGGAGTAGTTGTGTTCCTACTAACCCATGTTAATTTACCACCAATTTTACCTCTTTCCATAATATTTTTACTACTATGAAAAAGTTCTGCCGCAACTGTATCAAACATTAAAGATAAATAATAACTACTTTTTACGGGTCTACCACTAAATAAATCTGTTGTTGCATTTTTTACATCATTTGCCCTATCATCTCCAATATACGCCGCACCTGCCGGTGCTTCAACACCTAATATACTTTTTACTCCTTGTGCAATCATACTAGGTATTTTACCTAAACCAGTTGACATTTGTGATCTGGCGCCCGTTGTATAGTTCGGTGCATATCCATTAAAACTTAATAAATCAAATAATCTATATTTTGAGGAATCCCCCATATTTTCGATCAATATGTCTGACGGTTTCCTTGATGGTAGAGGTCTTCTTTGAATACCCACTATTGACCCTAAAACCCCTGTTAAATCCTGCCAAGCCTTAGTTCCTGTAGAAACGTCTGTTGGTCTTACATTAATGGGTGCTCTTGGGTTAGAAAGGTAATCTCCTGGTATTGTACTAAAAGGTAATTGTGTGCCGGCTACTGTTTGTAAAAAATCAATTCCTTTACCTATTAAACTACCTGAAGCGGTAATCTTGTTATTACCTTCAATTAATGGTTGTTTACCTCTAATAATGTTTATTAATGTGGTAGTATTACCCATTAACGCCTCACCTATTTTATTTTTAGCAACCGTTGCGGTATAAAGATTTTGACTTATTCTTGCTAAAACAGGTCCATTATTATTAGTTCTAATGTTATGTGCTGCAAATTTAAATAATTCAGATTCGGTATCATAATTATTAGTAGTCATAATACTAATTAAACTTGCTTCCGATTTTATAAAATAAGGGTATAAATTTAAATTAGCCTTTCTTGGTATATCATTAATTGAATCTTTAATGAAATACTCAGTTGGTTTAAATACGTTTGATCTTTGAGCGGTTAATAAATCATTAGATCTATTTGTGTCTACTTGTGGAAGTAATAAATTTGGAGAATCACTTAAGGTTTGAATACTATAATCATCACTTTTAAAGGTTTTAGGAGACGGACTTCTTCCGTAAACAGGATCTAAGGTCCTTTTTAACATCCCATCTCTAATATCCTTAGTTGCGTCAAAACTTAAATATTTTGGCATTATCTTCTTTTATCTATAAATAGATAATATATAGTTTTTTAATCTTATTTTCCTGTTTTAATCGGTGTAATATAATCGGTTCCTCTTTGTTCAACAATTGGACTATTGTTAAATCCGGTACTAATCACATTAATCTGTGATTTTATAACAAACTCATTTGTTCTTGGGTTAGATCTTTCGTATTTTTCGTCTTGTTCTTTTTTTCTTGTTTTCATGTAATCTTTATCTGCATCACCACCTAATAAAAAATTTCTTAATTGATCGTTAGTAGTTTTCATAACTCCCTCAATTGTTGTAGCTACGGTTTTTAATCCGGTAGTTAAATGTCCTATTTCGGTAGTAAATCCATTTACTTCTCCCTTTAATACTTTACTGTTTAATTCTGTGGTCCACTCCAATACTTTTCGGGATGCTTTTTCTAAATTTACAACTCCACTATTTTTTCCTTCAGTTGTTTCATTTCTACCAAATACCTCATCTTTAGCCGTTTTAATACCTTTTAATGCAGTCCCTTGCATCATTTGTTCTATGTTCTTAACTGTACTAAATTGTGCTTTAGCAATGTCCTCTGGATTCATTTCTTCCAATTTATCCCTATTGTCTTTTAAAACATCAATTTGTTGTTGTGTCAATTGATCTAATCTAATTTCCGTTTGTTTACCTAACAGATCTTGTAGTGATTTTGGAACCGTGATAGACATATGTCCGTCTTTCATTTGAGACATATTTGTAAGGAATTCTCTATCCTTATCTTTCATATCAAATCCCTTAGCTAATAATGTGTTGTTGGCTGAAATTCTTTCTTGAGAAGCTATAGCTCCTTTAGCAAACTCTTTATAATCAATACCTAATTGTTTTGCCATTTCTTGTGCTCTTCTTAAATTAGCACCTTTAAGTTCAAATTTTCCTTGTTCTGCATTATATGTTGCTAAACCTCCTGCGGCACCAATTAATGCGTCTTGTAAACCTTCCACATTGTTGGTAGCCATATACATTAATTTAAGTGGGTCATTAAAATCACCGATTGCACCACCTAAAACTTGTAAGTTTGCGGTTAATTCTATTGCACTATCGGGACTCATTACCTTTTCAGCAATTTTAAATACCTCACCCATATTCATTCTAAACTCAAGTGATTTTTGAACCATCCTATTTAATCCTTGAACACCATTTCCAAACCCAAATCTATTTAATTCTTGAATATTTGTTTTTAATAAATCGGTTGTTTTCTTTGCATTTAAACCTAATGATAGTGACGATCTACCGGCGGCATCAATTTGTTGTAAAGTGTCTGCAGCACCATAACCAACTTTTTCAAATTCAGTCATAGTTTCACCCATTTCTCTCATAGTAGAACCAAATGCTCTTGTAGTCACCAAAGAATGTTCCATGGTTTCTTGAGACATCAGATTAAATCTACCAGATTTTTCACCTAAAGTAGTGACCATATCTGTAATATTCTTAATGTCAAAACCTAACGTTGCAGCCATTGGTACAGTTTCCAATATATTATCTCTAAATTCTTCGGATAATTTACCAGTAATACCCATTTGTTCATTAATATCTGTATGTAATTGAGATTCTCTTTCTAATTGTTTTAATATTTCATTTTGTAAAGTAGCATTCGCAGTTGATCGATTTGTTAATCCTTCCATATCAACTTTATATTGTGATGCCATTTCGGACTTACTGGATGCTCCTTTTCCCATTGCTTCTGCAATTGAAGTAACACCTAATGTTCGTGGTGATTGTTGTTGATTTCCACCTCCTCCTTGATTTCGTGAGTTAAACGCTAAACTATATTCACGTCCAGCCATAAAACCTTGATTTGTAGTTGCACCATTAGTATTTAACCAACTAGTTAAATCCGATTGAGGACTTCCTGCCGAACCTAAAGAACGTGCTTTACTTTTTACTTCATCATCTGTAACTGCCATAACTATAAATATTAAGTTGTTTTATTTTCTAACTCAATAATATAATCAACATAATATCTACGTAAATAAACGGGCATCGTTAATATATCACCATACGAAAAACCCTTCTTAACTAAAAATAAAATTTCATCTAATTGTCCTTTCTTATATTCCATAGAAAGGGCGAAAAAACTCTACCCCAAATCCAATTTTAACTTGGACATCTTCTCCTGATGGGGTTGTTACTATTTGGGTTAAATCTAACCCCGGTTTGTTATTTTGTATAAATTTTCTAAAATCTTGAGAGTCTTTAATTGGCATAGTTTCAATAAAACTTCTAATTTTTAATGCGTCCTTTGTACCACCTACTGATTTAATCATCATTTCAAGTTGTTTTGTTACAATAGGTGCTATACCGTTACCATTCCAACTTTCTTTAATCTTTTCAATTTCCAATTCTTGTTTTTGTGTAAGAAATTTGAAGGTGATATCAATTTTACTTTTTTCTAACATATAACTATATTCACCATTTGAATCTTCAGATAAATTAAAATCTTTTAATTTTAATGTCCCTAAATCTACATTTGATGTAAAACTTTCTCCTGTTTTATCATCGGTAATTGTTAAGGTATATTCTGAACCAAATGCGGTATTTCTTAAAAATATTAAAATTGCTTGTCTATCCTCTTCTACAATTTCATCAATAGATAAGTCTTTATCTAATATTTTTCTTTTTAAAAGTTCAGTAATAACTGTATTAGTACTTAGAAAACTTGGAGATGATAATATATTTTCATCTGAAGCAGTTAAATAAGCAACTCTTACTGATTTTTTCTTATTTGTATAATGTATTCCTCTACTTGGTAATTCTATTACGTCGTAGGCGATTGAGGGGTCAATTTTATAATCTTCCATAATACTATAATTTACTTAATAACTAGTTCAAAGTAAAGTTTTTAAAAAAGAAAAACCGATAATCTTTTGAACTATCGGTTTTCGTATATGAAAATTTGTAATATTAGTATATCAAAATACATCTATCCATTCTTAACGAAGCTGTAATGTTAGCTAATTCGTCTCTGTTATAATCTAATTCACCAAAGTTTAAGTCAGTTAAGAAACAGTTCTCTAATAACCATTTTTCAACCACAACTCCTGTTGGATCTAACATCTCCAATTCTACATCTTTTTTGTAACCTGCCGCATATCCCATACGACCTGTAACAGATTCAGCATGTAAACGGAACCATTCCATTAAAGCTTGTGAAGCTGAAGGACCAATTGGATCTCTAAAAGTTACTTTAATTTCATTCCACTCAAATCTACCCGCAACATATGTTGAAGTGTTCAGGAAAGGAATTGCAACTGAATTGATTTTTGCACTTGGTCTAGACGCTGCAGATATATACCACTCGTTTATACCCAAAGATGAGTTGAATC